ATAAAAGCGTATGTTCCTTGTTTTAACATAGGTTCCATTGAATCACCATTAACTAAAATACAAAAATCAGCATTTGATGGCGTTTCGTCTTCTTTGAAAAATACTTCTTCGTGTAATATATCATCGTACAATTCTTCTCCGATACCAGCACCAGTTGCGCCACACGCAATATACGACACTAACTTAGATTCTTTATATTCATCTATAGAAGTGACTTTATTTTGTTCATCTAACTGACTATTCGCGTAGTTGAGTACATTGCTTTGTCTTGGAGGCGTGAGCTGAGATGATATGTTATTAATTTTTGACATCACAGTTTCCTCTTGGCGTTCTTCATCGGGTACGCGATAAGAATTTACATCATATCCCATAAGCCACGCTTCACCGACATTTAAAGTTTTAGAAAGTAGGTAAATTCTATCTTGGTCAGGAGATTGTACATCGTTAATATATTGAGACAAAGTGCTTTTACTTAAAGATATACCTAGTTGCTTTTGATAAGGTTTCGATTTATTAATGATATCTACTTGTTTTAAATTTCTTATTTTCATGATGTGTTTTAGTCTGTTTGAAACTTTTTCTCTCATTTAGTGCACCTCCGTTTGATAACTTTATAATAAACCTTGTTGAACAAAAATTCAATAAAAAAGTTCATAAAACATGAATTTTTGTGTTGACTTAATTCAAAACGAGGTGTAAAGTATAGTTAAGTTCACGATACATGAACTTCAAAGGAGGTGTTTTTTATGTGTTACGACTACTCGCGTTTGAGTGGTAAGATAGTTGAAAAGTATGGCACTCAGTACAATTTCGCTATTGCTATGAAGTTGTCCGAGAGAAGCTTATCCTTAAAACTCAACGGAAAAGTTGGGTGGAAAGATAGCGAAATATGGAAAGCTATACAATTGCTAGGTATACCGGTAGAAAAAATACATTTATATTTTTTTAAAGAAAAAGTTCACGTTTGATGAACTAGAAAGTGGAGGACATCATGGAACAAATCACGTTAACCAAAGAAGAGTTGAAAGAAATTATAGCGAAAGAAGTTAGAAATGCTATAAAAGGCGAGAAACCAATCAGTTCAGGTGCAATTTTCAGTAAAGTAAGAATCAATAATGACGATTTAGAAGAAATCAATAAAAAACTCAATTTCGCAAAAGATTTGTCACTAGGAAGATTGAGGAAGCTTAATCATCCGATTCCACTAAAAAAGTATCAGCATGGCTTCGAATCAATTCATCAAAAAGCTTATGTACAAGATGTTCATGATCATATTAGAAAATTAACATTATCGATTTTTGGAGTGACGCTTAATTCAGATTTGAGTGAAAGTGAATATAACCTAGCAGCAAAATTTTACAGAGATATCAAAAATTATTATTTATATATCTATGAAAAGAGAGTTTCAGAATTAACCATCGATGATTTCGAATAAAGGAGGAACAACAAATGTTACAAAAATTTAGAATCGCTAAAGAAAGAAGTAAATTAAAACTCAATTTACTAAAACATGCAAACAGTAATTTAGAAATAAGAAACAACCCTGAACTGTTGCGAGCAGTTGCAGAGTTGCTTAAAGAGATTAATCGATAAATTCTATGAATTCGATTTTAGCTGAAGCGATAGCTACTATTTTGTCTCCAACAAAAGTATATGAGCCATTAGTGAACAAGGAACTTTTAATTTTTTCTTTTGATATTTCAACAGTTCCGCGATGACCTGACTTTATCACTTTTTCTAAATTATTGATTTCAACAAATTTATCATTAGAAAGATATAAACAAGCTTTCATACTTATCACCTCCTTAGGTTGATAACAACATTATACACGAAAGGAGCATAAACATTATGCAAGCATTACAAACAAAATCGAACATCGGAGAAATGTTCAACATACAAGAAAAAGAAAATGGAGAAATCGCAATCAGTGGTCGAGAACTTCATCAAGCATTAGAAGTTAAGACAAGATATAACGATTGGTTTGAAAGAATGATTAATTATGGCTTTGAAGAAAATATTGATTATACAGCTCTTACTCAAAAAAGAGTAACAGCTCAAGGTAACGCTATTAATTATTTAGACCACGCACTCACACTAGACACTGCAAAAGAAATCGCAATGATTCAACGTAGTGAACCCGGTAAACGTGCAAGACAATATTTCATCCAAATTGAAAAAGCATGGAACAGCCCAGAAATGATTATGCAACGTGCTTTAAAAATTGCTAACAACACAATCAATCAATTAGAAACAAAGATTGAACGTGATAAACCAAAAATTGTATTTGCAGATGCAGTAGCTACTACTAAGACATCAATTTTAGTTGGAGAGTTAGCAAAGATCATTAAACAAAACGGTATAAACATCGGGCAACGCAGATTGTTTGAGTGGTTACGTCAAAACGGATTCCTTATTAAACGCAAGGGTGTGGATTATAACATGCCTACACAGTATTCAATGGAACGTGAGTTATTCGAAATTAAAGAAACATCAATCACACATTCGGACGGTCACACATCAATTAGTAAGACGCCAAAAGTAACAGGCAAAGGACAACAATACTTTGTTAATAAGTTTTTAGGAGAAAAACAAACAACTTAATAGGAGGAACGAACAATGCAAGCTCAAAACAAAAAAGTCATCTATTACTACTATGACGAAGAAGGTAATAGACGACCCGTTAATATTCAATACAACGATGGCTACGACTTAATGATAGACCAGCGTTTTATTGAAATGACGCTTGAAAGACATCCGCATTTAAAAAATAACTTTTATGGATTAATAGATGGAAAAGAATTTAAGTTAGATTAAATTTTTGTGTTAGATAATTAAAAGCTAATTTGCTTAGCAATGTTACGGACATACTAGTGGTTTTGTTTGCGACTTTTTTAACTTCTTTCCAAGTGTGATTGTCTCGGATATTATCTAAAAATTCATGCCCTGACCAAGTTATATCGTTAATTGTATAACCATAAATATGTCCATCTTCCCAACCGAATTTAACACTAACATACTTTGCTTCTTCCAGTTTTAATAATGCATACATTACAGTTTCAAAATCATATTTTCCAAATACAACATTATCTTTGAAATTGTATTCGGTGAGCGGTTCACCAATCTTTTTATTAGTTTCAATTTCTAACAAAAGATGTCTAACACAATCATGATCTAATTTCATACTTATCACTACCTTAGGTTGATAACAACATTATACACGAAAGGAAAGATAGAAATGCCACATATTTTAAACGTAACAGTTCCAATACCTGAAACACACGTGCTTATCACAAAAGATGAATATGAAGAGTTAATAGCTTACTCATTAGACCCTGTATGGAACATGAGCGACTTAAAGAAGAAATTAAAAATTGCATCTGATGAAACAATCAAAGACAGGTTATTATTTCACCCTAGACTCGAAAAAGAGTTAAGAGCACAAGGTATCGTACATTATCCTGATGAGAATTTTAATCGTTGGAGGTTTAACGCAAGAAGGATGCATAAGTTTGTAGATGAACATTTTAATGAGATTTACAAAGGAGGGCACAACAAATGAGTAAAACTTATAAAAGCTACCTAGTAGCAGTACTATGCTTCACAGTCTTAGCGATTGTACTTATGCCGTTTCTATACTTCACTACAGCATGGTCAATTGCAGGATTCGCAAGTATCGCAACATTCATATTCTATAAGGAATACTTTTATGAAGAATAAAAAAACTGCTACTTGCGCCAACAAGTAACAGTGACAAACGATTAACAAAATTAATTCGTGTTCAATATAAAACGAAAAAAGGAGGAAGTCAAGATGTATTACGAAATAGGCGAAATCATACGCAAAAATATTCATGTTAACGGATTCGATTTTAAGCTATTCATTTTAAAAGGTCATATGGGCATATCAATACAAGTTAAAGATATGAACAATGTACCAATTAAACATGCTTATGTCGTAGATGAGAATGACTTAGATATGGCATCAGACTTATTCAACCAAGCAATAGATGAATGGATTGAAGAGAACACAGACGAACAGGACAGACTAATTAACTTAGTCATGAGATGGTAGGTGTAAGCATGAGAGATACAGAAAGAAATATATTGAATATTTTTAAGACATTATTCGACGAATATACTTTGTCAAACCAACGAGCACTATTGGAAATTGAACGTAATCATCACGGATACTTATCGATTAATTTCTTGCACTATCACGACAGTTACAAAACAAACAATAAGCTTGTGCAGATACATGAAATCAATCCAGATAGCCATGAACGAATAAAAAATTTAATTATCGAGGTGCTAAGAGGTCATCGGAAGATTAAAAAAGGAGCATGAGGATGGAAATAAAAATAAATAAGTTAACTATATCAAACTTTGCTGGAATCAAAGAAGAAAGCTTTAACTTTAACGGCAAAGACACAAAAATATACGGCAATAATGCGACTGGTAAGACTACGACTGCAACCGCATTACAATGGCTGCTTTTCGATAAAGGTTTGGACGGATCAACCAAATCATTTAACCCTGTACCTTTAAACGAAAAAAACGAAGAAAATTATGAGTTAATTCCGACTGTTTTCGCAGAATTTGAAATCGACGGAAAAATTACGACTTTTAAAAAAGAGTCACATCCTAAGTACACAATAAATCAAAAAACGAATCGCAAGGAATACTCACGAAGTCGAACGAAGAAACAATATATCAATGATGAATCAATAAAAGTAAAGGATTATAAAGCTCGTATTGATGAACTGATTGATGAAGATGTATTCAAGTTAATTACGAACCCTCAAGCATTTAACTTACTAGATTGGAAGAAACGAAGAAGTTTGTTGTTTGAAATCGCTAAACCAATCAATGATGAGGATGTCATTAAAACAAATGATGATTTTAAAGAACTAAATAATATTCTTGGAGATCACGAAATTGAAACAAAGAAAAAGATTCTTACAGACAAGATAAAACAGATTAACAAAGATATCAAAGATATTCCGATACGTATTAACCAAACGCAACAAAATAAGCAGGATGTACCGGAATTCGATAATGATAGACACACAATCATAAAACAAGAAATTGAGCAACTTGAAAATGAGCGTATAGATATTCAAAACGGTGCAGAAGAAATTAATTTGCGTAACCAATTAGCTGATAAACAATCAGAATTGAAGCGCATAGAAGCTAATAATAGCGCCAGTAATGAGAACAAAATACATGCTTTAACAAATGAGCTACACGTTGAAAATGGAACGGTTGCGAATCTTAAAACAAGATTAAAGCAAAACAAACAACAAATTACACATGAAGAAAATCGACGTAATCAATTATTAGAAAATCATAAAGGATTAAAAAGTGATTTAGAAAAAGCTAAAAATCAAAAATTTGAATATCTTGATGACAATGTATGTAGTTGTTGTGGTCAACAGTTACCAGCTGAACAAGTGAGTGAGGTAAGAGAAAAAGCATTGCAGAAATTCAATGCAAACAAATCGAAAGAATTAGAAACAATACAAACATCTATCAATCACATTATTTCAGAGGGCAAGAAAATAAAGCCAATTATCGAGAAATTAGAGGATGACAACAATAATTTACAAATTAAAATCAACGAAGCAGAAGAGCGTTCAGCAAGAATACAAAACAAAATTAATAAGTTGAAAATAACTCACGTTGACGTTACGCAAACTGACGAATACAAAGCAGTAATGTTAGAGATAAATGAGATTAATCAAAAACGCTCTAACATCAGGAAAACTATTCAAGATAAAGTTTCAGGAATAGATGACAAAATAAGCGAGCTTACTCAAGAAAAATCAGAAATTGAAGTGTCAATATCAATCGAAAAATCAAATAAACATCTAGATGATGTTATTTCTGAATTAAGAAATGAAGAAGACAGATTATTGGATGAAAAAGAAAAGTATTCACATGACCTTTATATCTTAAAAGAATTTACAACAACAAAAGTCAAAATGCTTACTGAAAACATCAATAACGAATTTGATATTGCTGAATTTAAGCTATTCAATACCTTAGTTAACGGCGAATTAGAAGAAACATGTTCAACAACGGTTAATGGTGTCGAGTATGACAGCGGTTTAAATAACGCCTCAAGAATTAATGTTGGCTTAGATATCATCAACACACTATCAAAACATTTTAAAGTTACAGCGCCAATATTTATTGATAATGCTGAATCAGTAACAGAGCTTATCAAAACAGAATCACAACAAATTCAATTGATAGTAAATGAACAAGATAAAAAATTAAGAATGGAGACTATATAAAATGACGAATGAATTACTATTAAAAAACAATAAAATGGGCGACAACGTTCTATCTAGAGTTAAGACATTAGAAGCACAAGGAGATTTACAGTTTCCTGCAAACTATTCGCCTGAGAATGCAATGAAGTCAGCAATGTTACAACTGCAAGAATTAAAAGGATCTAAAAAAGATGGTTATAAACCAGCGCTGGAATTTGCAACTTCAACCAGCATAGCAAACGCCTTAATGGACATGGTTGTACAAGGTTTAAATCCTGCTAAGAATCAAGGCTATTTCATTATGTATGGCGATAAGGTTCAATTCCAAAGAAGTTACCACGGAACAATGGCAGTAACTAAACGTGTAGCAGGCGCAGAAGAAATTAATGCAGAAGTCATATTTGAAGGTGACGAAGTTAAGTATAAAACTAAAAACGGAAAAATTGTTGAACTTGAACATACACAGTCTTTTGGTAACAGAAACACACAAAACATTATCGGTGCATATGCAACAGTTGTATTTAAAGATGAAAGTAGAAATTACACTGAAATCATGACATTTGAAGAGATTGAAGAAGCGTGGAAGCAATCACAAATGGTTTATAACGGTGTATTTAAAGAAGACGGTACACACAGAAGATTCCCTCAAGAAATGGCTAAAAAGACTGTAATAAACCGTGCATGTAAAAAGATTTTAAACAGCACGGATGACGCTAGTCTTTTATCAAATCAAATTAAAGAATCTGAACAACGTCAACGCAAAGAAGTATTGGATGCAGAAGTTGAAGAAAATGCAAATCAAGAACAATTGGATTTTGAACCACCAGTTTTTGAAGAAGCACAATACACAGAATTAGAAAATGAAAAACCTATTGATGTATCTGACTTTGAAGAAATAAAAGAACCTGCAACAGAAAAAGAAAGCGAAGAAGAGCCATTTTAATTGAAACAATAGCAACTGGTTCAAGTGGTAACTGCTACGTCTTAAATGATGGACGTACTACGTTACTGCTTGAGGCAGGAATAAAATTTGAACGTGTTCAAAAGCATTTCAAATATAAAACAAGACATATAGCAGGGTGTCTTATCACACACGAACATGGTGATCATGCAAAGTACACAAAGCAGTTTGTCGACAATGGTGTAATCAGCTATATGACTGCTGGAACACAACGAGCTATGGATTTTGAAAGTCATCGCTTATGCACGATTAAGGCAAAGCAAGAGCTACGAATTGGTACGTGGTCAATTTTACCATTTGACATTGAACATGATGCTAACGAGCCTGTGGCTTTCTTATTACAAAGCACATTAGGTTATAAGGTCCTGTATGTTACTGATACGAAGTATCTGAAATACAAATTTAACGGCATTACGCACATGATGTTAGAAGTTAATTATATCTATGAACAAATGCAAGAAAACATAAAAAACGGCAGTGTACACAGCGCATTAGCAAACAGAATTATGGAGTCTCATTTTAGCTTAGAACATGCTATCGGAATGTTGAAAGCAAATGATTTAACTAGACTCGAAGAAATACATTTAATTCATTTAAGTAGTCAAAATTCAAATGCAAAATACATTAAAAGTGAAATACAAAAAGTGACGGGCGCGCCCGTTTATGTTGGAGGTTTATAAATGCTAAACAGAACAATATTAGTTGGTCGTTTAACTAGAGACCCAGAATTAAGAACCACTCAAAGTGGTGTAAATGTAGCATCATTCACATTAGCAGTTAACCGCACATTTACGAATGCACAAGGAGAGCGCGAGGCAGACTTTATTAATATCATCGTATTTAAAAAACAAGCAGAGAACGTTAATAAATACCTATCTAAAGGATCGTTGGCGGGCGTAGATGGTAGGTTACAAACGCGGAACTATGAAAATAAGGAAGGTCAACGTGTATACGTTACGGAAGTTATTGCTGATAGTATTCAATTTTTAGAACCGAAAAACTCAAATGACACTCAACAAGATTTATATCAACAACAAGTACAACAAACACGTGGACAATCGCAATATTCAAATAACAAACCAGTAAAAGATAATCCGTTTGCGAATGCAAATGGTCCGATTGAAATAGATGACAATGATTTACCATTCTAATTTAACCGGTTTGAAAGTGAGGTGTGTATATGACTGGTTGGATAAGTATTGATCGCTCAATTCAAAATCATTGGCTATTTAAAGAAAAGAGAACATTTTCAAAGTTTGAAGCATGGATATATTTACTCATGGAAGCGAATCATTCAAAGGCAAAAGTGCCTATTGGAAACCAAATTGTAACCGTAGAAAGAGGACAAAGATTAACATCGATTTTGACCTTGTCTGACCTTTTTAACTGGTCACGATTTAAAGTGAAAACCTTCCTTGACTTACTCGAGAGTGATGGAATGTTAGAAGTCAAAACAACATCAAAATATACCCTTATAACCATTGTCAATTATGACTTTTATCAAAGTGAGCAGGGCAGGAACCAACATCAAAACGACATCAAACCAACATCAAAACAACATCAGTCAAACATCAACCCAACATCAAAACAACATCAAACCAACACAAACAATAATGATAATAAAGATAATAATGAAAAGAATGTGAATAATGAGAAGAAGAAGACAACCGCCTTCGACTTCTTCCAAGATAACGGATTCGGTTTCATAACTTCTTACAATTTAGACGATTTAAATTATTATCTTGATTCATTTGAAAATGATTCAGATGAAATAGTTACCGCATCACTTAAAATCGCTAAAGACAGAAACAAAGTTACTTGGGGATATGCTAAAAGCATTTTGAATACATGGCTTAATGCAAACTTGAAATCTATTGAACAAGTACGTGCATTTGAAAAGCAACAACTTGAAAGCAAAAAACAAAATTATAAACCTTTCGTTAAACAATCAAAAGAAAAAACACCCAAATGGCTCACAGACAGCACGAGAGAAACGAAAACGCCGGAAGTAGATGAAAACCTTGAGAAAGACAGAGAAGCTTTTATTAAGCGTCTAAATAGCAAATGGGAGTGATTGAAAATGGATGCATTTGATAAATACTATCTATTTGATCATGACGGCAACAAAATGTTTTCAGTTACACCACATTTTAAAGATGGTCGGCATTTAGTTGTTGGAATAAAAGAAACAAAATTTAATGGTCGTCGTTGGTATTTAGACGATTATGAATTAAATACACTTATTGATAATGAACAAATGGAGTTAGGACACCAAACAAGCTTATTTGAATATATATGAGGGATTACATGGAGATAGAAATTAAATTTAATGAAGTGTTTAATGCGCCGATGGGGTCGCCTCGACCGCGTTTTAGCACAAAAGGTAGATATGCACACACATATATGCCTACAAAATATACAGAACATAAAAAATATTTACAAAATCAAATGCCAAAGCTAAATCTAGAAAATGCATTAAAAATTGAATTAGAGTTTTACTTTACTCCACCTAAATCATGGTCGAAGAAAAAGAAAACTCAAGCGATTGGACAATTAAAAGTAACTAAACCAGATATCGATAATTTGATGAAGACAGTTCTAGACGCTTGTAACAATTATTTGTGGAAAGATGACAATCAAATTGCAGAAATAACTAGCTCAAAGCGTTATGGAATTGAGCCCAAAATAATCATACGAATAGAAGAAATATAAGAGGTGGA